GTCAGAATCGAACTGATTAACAAGTTGTGTATTAACTTGAGCTTCCAAAGCTTTTACTATCTGATAATTTATATTTACATTATGCAACTAAGCAGAAATTCAAAACAACGCCATCAATGAGCCTGTTATCATCTTTCCTAAAGGAGTTTGAGACGCGCCATAAACTTTTTCAGCGGCCCCAAACGCGCTGGATGCCATTTCTTCAAGTTCAGTGCGGAAAGTTACAGGTTGTTCTTTGTTTGACACGTTTACTGCGGCTTCGACCATCATCGAATCACCAGGGTAAGAGACCTTTGCTCCTGATGCAATTGGAATGACTTGATTCGTGTTTGGTTGCTGTGTGACTTCGAAATGATAAATGTATTCAATGTCGAGGGCATCCTGACCTACTGGAAAACCCTCGCCAAATATAACAATATTCATTCCACCAGTCATGTTTGAAATCGAATTGTTTTCAACACGCCCTTTTATCGTGCCGGACGCATTCTGAACAAGCGAATTGCCAATGCTAATTCCGCCAGCTGCATTGTTCACGAATTTGCAACTTTTGAAATTGTAAAACACAGGATTGATGCAGCGACCGTTAACGTTTATTGCACCAGGAATTAATTCGGAAACATCTATGTGTCTAGATACCGGTAATCCTAATATTGCTGCTGTATTCAAATCACCTGAACCGGTTAAAATGGGCGTCCATAACCCTTGTGCTGTCAAGAAATCTCCACCCATATCCCTAATCAAATCTGAATTCGGTGTGTCAGGAATAGATGGCATGCAAGCAATATAAAGTTTTCCAGTGGCGTTTAAAACAGGTTGCAAATTCGTTATGCGAATTCCCCATGACGCAACTCGATAGGAAGAAAAAGCCGACATTTCACCAGCTGAATAAATTGATGATCTTTCAGTCTGAACGCAACACGCAGTCATAGATGTTCCACTAATACATTGAACTCCTTCTTTATCAGCAGAGGTGTCTAACAATGATACATCCGGATTTGGGAAGAACACACAACCGAGCGTTCCGTTGAAAATCGCCTTCGCAGTCACTGTACCATGAACATGATACGTTTCCGTTGGAAACGAATACATATCAGGCACACGGACGCCTTGACTATTAGGATCAAAAGGACGCATAATAGCATGTGCAAATTCGGAGGACATACGCAATCTCGGGGAAAGGGCAGAATTTCTCCTGTTCTTGTTTCTCCTCTTTTTGTTCTTTCCTTTCGAGCCTGCAAGCTCCTTGGCCACTTCGGTGAACTCCTGTCGGATGTGTGCTTTCATGTTGGCACCCAAATTGTTCTTTTTGTTTTTCTGTGACATAATTCATATAATTGTAAGATTGTGTAAGTTTACCTAAGAAGAAAGTAAGCAAACCTTTAGTAGTACCAGCAAAGTTTTTTCTAAACTTGCAAACAATTTGAGTGTCCACGCTAAAGCCTGCGTGGATAGGCATACTCGTCGTACTCGGCTTGTCTCTCAGCGGTGAGGTCCCTCTCTTCTTGTTGAGGATCCTCATCGTCTGAAAAATCTGAATCCGAATCCAGGTTCATCCAGTTTTTGCGATAATCGTCAGTATCACTACTATCTGACTTGAAGTATTTAGAGTCCACGTCGTCAACAGACTCTTCGTATACTTCTTCATATGCATCAAACTTTTCACCCTCTAAACCCATTTCATAATTATCGACGAACCCCTTCAGTCCTTGCCCCTTTTTAACCACAGCTGCTCGTATGGTATGAGCAGATAGTTGTTTTAAAGTTGCGACTGGCCCTACTAAGGGCGGCATTTTCCCAAAGAAATCTGCCTTGGGATCCATCCACTTTCTCTTGGACGCTACGTAAGCAATTTTAATGACTCGAGGCTTGATTCTCATCAATTCTCCCTCGTTAGCTTCAAACAAAGCTCGGGCCTCCAATACTCCATTCTCCTTGAGACCCTGACCCTTGTCTTGCTGCATGTCTAAATAATTTCTAACGTCGCCTTCGGTGAGCTTTTGCTCGGATTTGAAAGAATATGTGTTCACATTCCACATGCTCTCGATTTCATCATTGAATGGATAGAAAAGAGGTTGCCCTAATACGGCCATTAAGCCTCTCAGGGTGCTCGGAAAATCAACACCTGCAAATGGATTTACGTAATCAATCTTTGTTGATTGCATGTCCAACAATTCACTTGCGTGCTGTTCAACATACGTTCTCAAGAATGAACACATAACGTCCATTATAGGAACAACGACAAGCTCTCCATCTACAAACACAACGGGCAACTTGGCCCATGCTCTTTGACGAATTTGTGTTGAAGCCTGCGGATCCAGTATGCATTTTGGGTAATGTCCCATATTCACAACTGATCCAATAAGGCGCAATATATCGTAAAGCCTAAATGTGGTATCATCCTTTATGTATGCTGTGGTAGGATACATCAAATTGCTAATGGCACGAGGCAAACTCTGGTAAGGAACCACAGCGCCTCGAGCATCACAAAACAATTCATATCCTAAATACAAAAAGGAACGACGTGACAAAAAGCCCAACAAACCATCCAATACGGTGTACTCAGAACCAACTTTCGTAACGACTTCATAAGGACACATGTCCAACTCATCAATACGAACGGTTAATCCCAAACCTTCACCTTCTATTTGGACAGCCCCTGAAAACCAATTTGTCACTGATTCAAAACTCATACTATCCAAATCCTCATGCGTTCGGACTAACACCTTCCACGCATTCACCAAACGTTGACAAAACACGTTCATCAACATACTGTTCTCAAGAGAAGTACCGGGTACGCCACTAGGGCTACAATGTTTCATATTGTAAGTTCCAATATCAAACAACGCCACGGTTTTAGGTTCTTCTTTCACAAAACGATACAACCCCGCTGCGTTAGGATCCACGTTAACTAACTTTTCATATAGCGCACGTTTTAGAGGCTGCATTACCTCAAAACGTTGCGTCAAATCAAAGCTGCTAGCATCTACCGACCCTACCAAAATGCGATCACCTAATCTGAAACAGATCATTGTGTCATCGCCGTTATTGGTAAAACCGTATCCAAAACGCTTCAAATGCTCTTGTAACTTCAACACAAGCATCATTGCACCACCATGCGCAAACGATACTTTATATGCTGTGTGCACAATCAAATCCTCACGCTCTTGCGAGCTTGTAAGAATATTCTCGCATTGCAATTCAAATGGTTGAAGTACCGAGGCAATACCAAAGCGTAACCATGCAGGGATTTCAAAATACAATCGCAACTTGTCCGAAAGTACTTTGTCTCTTGCATATACATCGGCTTTCGCTTTGCCTCGATACACATACCATTCCGGGGTCTTTTGCTTGTCCTCTAGCAACACCTTTCTCATCTCGTCATAATCATCACATTCTCCTAGTTTCATCAACATAGCGTAAGCTTTATATTGATGAACTTCCACTGCTTCTCGATTGTCCGTTCTGGACAATGTCGGATAACCAAGACCTGACTTGTTTGCCACACGAATCATTGGTTCGTCGGTTTGTGTATCCACTACACCAAAGGGTGGAATCACATTGTTTCGTGTATCAGGCATACCCACGCCTTTCTTGGCCAACCGAACTTCAATCACGGACGGAGGTTTTATTCCTGTAACACCCTTTTTAGGGGCATACTCCATAAACCTTCCTATTGAGGCTATAGCTCCTGCTGAGACGGAAAAACTATTGCCACACTTCTCAATGATTGCTTCACTGAGTTCTCTGTTTTGCCCAAATTGTTCGACTATATTACTACAAAGCTGGAAACTCACGCCCGTCCTTAACCGTGCGGACAAAACGCTAATCTTGCCCGACGCCACATGTACACCGCCTTTGCACTTATCTATTTCATTTTTATCGTGTAAGAGTTCGGTTGGAATCGCCACAGAAGCCGCAAACTCAATATCAACATTGTTTTGTATCATTAAGTCTCTGGCCTTCTTTGGATCCTTCACAAACTCCTTATGTCGATTGCGAACGCTTGTCACATCACTTGCGTTCAGAAAACTGTTAATTGGAGAGCCGCCTACAGGCGCACTACCTTGCATAAAGGCGTTGGACATGTTCAATGGTTAAGGACGGGTAAAAAGTCATAAGAGACTGGATTGGATTACTTAAGGGAAAG